GGGCGGCCTCTTTGGCCGCCCGCCTTGCTAGAGTGAAAACCACTCGCCGTAGTTAGAAGGGACTACCTCTTGACCGAGAAATTCAAATCCCAGACATTTCCTGTGCAGTACATCTCACAGGTATGGATGGGCGGTCGAAAGGTTGGCGTGATCGAGCAGAGCGGTGGCTATTCCCAGATTCATTACGAGACGCACCCCAATTGGAGTCGTCTCCTGGGCAAGGGTGGCGACGTTGGCGGACCGATGATTCTTCATCGGACCCGCAAGTCGTTCTCCTTGGGCCACTGCTTCGCCGGTCAGGGAAACGGTTCGCAGATTGCTCTGCGGCCGTCCTCCTACTCCAACGGGCCCGCGCAGCCGCTTAACAGCACGCTGTACGGGTACGGTGGTACCGCCATTTCGAGGACTCTTCCGACTAATCCCGCCGCGGACGTCGCTGATTCTCTAGCGCAGTCCATTGGCCGGGATGCCATTCCGAGGGCGATTGGGGCCTCTTTTCTCAAGGAGCGGACGAATTACTTCCGCAACCTGGGTTCTGAGTACCTCAACGTCCAATTCGGGTGGATCCCGTTCGTGAACGACCTCCATGATTTAATGGAGGCCGTCATTCACGCCGACGACATCCTTCAAAAGGTGCGTCGGGGGTCTGGTCATACGACCAGAGTCGGTTACAAGTTCCCGAAAAGTTCCTCCGTCGACTCGACGTACGTGCCCGCGTTTTATTATAGCGTGGACTCGACGTTGAGTGGGTGGGATGCGGGTCCGATCAGCAGATCTCTGCAATCGGGCCAGGACATCTGGTTTGTCGGTGCTTACCGATATCAGATACCTGCTACCCCAGCTCAGCTAGACAATTCTGCCAGATTTAGGCAGTATGCTACGCATGTGCTGGGAATGCGCCCGACGTTGGAAAACGTCTGGGACGCCGCACCCTGGAGCTGGCTCGTCGATTGGGCCGTGAATGTCGGTGATGTTGCACACAACATTTCGGCGTTCGGTCACGACGGGCTCATCCTCGAGTATGGCTATATCATGAGCCATGTCTACGAGAAGGAGACCTGGACTGCTCCTGGTGGGAGCAATAGTTCAGGCTGCACTACCACGAATGCAAATGAGTGGAAAGTGCGGTTTCCAGCTTCACCCTACGGTTTCGGATTGACCTACGATGGCCTAACGGCTTCTCAAAAGGCAATCCTCGCAGCTGTCGGCATTAGCCACTTCTAGCGAAGTAGCTGCAACGTTCTGGGCCGGGGACGTTAAAGTCCGGCTCGACTCAAGGCGTTGCCACCAGCAACGTCACCCCAACAAAGGAGATCTGTCACATGGCGTTTGCCGATCCGCAGTCCGTTACGTACGACGGTACTGCCCTCACCCTGCCTCGAGTGTCGTCCGGGAGTAATTCCGGGCGGTTCTACGTGGTGGGTGCTGGTGGCTCCGATTTTTCATTGGAGCTTTCTCACCAGTACGGGAAGCGGACGAGGCGTCTCGCCAGGCTGAATGTTGGCCTGGTGAACGCAAACCCGTTCGCTACTGGGGTGAGCTCTTACGAGTCCACCTCGGTGTACCTCGTCGTCGACACACCTGCTACTAACGGGATCGTTGATCCTGCAGTGGCAGTGAAGTCAGTTAAGGCCTTGACGGCCTGGCTGACTGCGTCGACGGACGCGAACTCCCTGAAGCTTGTTCAGGGACAGAACTAGGCCTTTGGCCCGGTCCTGGTAGCGGAGCGGTCGATCACGACCGTGGGGGGTCAGGTTTTAGATGCCTGGCCCCCATGCAGATCCTCGTGACTCAAGATGCAACAGCTCCCATAGAAAGGGGCAAGCATGAAGAGCTTGAGAGATCTCTGGCGTGTCTCAGCTGATGAACTGGCTGAGTGGTGTCACACTAGCGCAACGCTCGACATTAAAACCGTCGAGCGTCGTGTCGAAGACGAGGGTTTTTCGTTCTTGACGATTACCCTCCCTGCCTTCGGGAAAGCCCTCGAAAGAGGACTCGAACGGGGCAGTATTGGCTCTTCCGATTTTCCTGGTTTCAGGTATCGGAGAGGGCTCCCGGTGTTTATGTCGGGTTTCCTCAGCCAGGTCTTCGATGTGGATAGTGGTGCACTGCTTCCGCAGCCGAGCATCGATTGCATTTTCGCAATCAGGCAGTTAACTAACCTGTACGCGAAGATCGAGCTACCTTGCAGCAACTCGAGGATAGTTCGCGCGATGCACAGCTACGTGGAGGTTGAGAATGAAGTTGAGAGATGGGAAAGTGCGGTCGACCCGGGCCTTATCGAAAGGTTTAGGTCGGCCTCCCAGCTCCTGTATGCTGATGTTTTCACTGCTGTTGATAGCGATTGCTACTCTGGCAGTGTTCAGCCTCGGCATGGTCCTGGGTCTACTGCAGATGGACGACTGGGAAACCAGAAGTTTGTCATGCAGAATTGGACTCAGCGTCTGGAGCAGATCTTCCCTTATGGGGAGTACTGTATTCCAAACTGGAGGTATTACTACCTCCTAGACCATGTCAACTTCTTCGATCCGGGGGCGGAACCGCCTGTGAAGGTGATTCACGTCCCCAAGACGCTACGGACACCACGCATTATAGCGATGGAGCCGGCCCACATGCAGTTTATGCAGCAAGCCGTTCTGTCGTCACTGGTGCGTGAGTTGGAAGACCCAGAGGAGCTCGTATCGAGCTTCCTCGGATTCTCTGACCAGGAGCCCAATAGGGACCTGGCCAGGGTTGGTTCCCTGACTGGCACGCTCGCTACCCTTGATCTAAAGGAGGCGAGTGACCGTGTTCCGTATCTGCTTGTACAGACTATGCTGGAGCGTTTTCCTTGGCTTAATGCTGGGGTTAGCGCTTCACGTTCGTCCAGAGCAGAGATTCCCGAGCTGGGATTGTGTATACCCAGTCTCAGGAAGTTCGCGTCAATGGGATCCGCACTCTGTTTTCCCTTCGAGGCGATGGTGTTTCTTGCTATCGTCCTCATCGGGGTCGCAGATGCGTCTCGTGTGCCGCTGTCACGCGGGTTCGTGAAGAGCCTGCGTGGTAATGTGCGCGTCTACGGGGACGATATCATCGTTCCCGCGGACAGTGTTGATTCGGTGATCCTTTCTCTGGAAGCCTTTGGCTTTCGGGTTAACAAGGACAAGTCCTTCTGGAATGGCAAATTCCGGGAGTCTTGCGGTGGGGACTTCTATGCCGGGTGGGATGTTACTCCCATTCGGCTACGCAAGTTGTTCCCTGCCTCATCGAAGGACGGTACCAGAGTGGCAGCCCTAGTCGAATTCCGTAACCACCTGTACTTGCGTGGTATGTGGAAGACGGCTGGATGGCTTGACGAAATGATCGTGGATGTTCTTCACGGTCACTTCCCCATCGTTGAGCCTACGTCACCCGTGCTGGGTCGTCGGTCTTTCCTGCCTTATCAGGCGGAGAAGGTCGATGAACGGACCCATGCCCCTATGGTAAAGGGCTGGTGTCTGCGTCCCAAACTGCCGAAGAATTCTGTCGGCGGTCCCTGGGCCCTAGTAAAGTGCCTGAGCGCCTCGGATATTTTCGAGGATGCTCTGCATCTGGAACGTTCAGGACGTCCCGTAGTCGTCGGCACCAAACTGCGGTGGATGACTCCATTCTGATAGTTGGAGTGGAGACAAGGCCTCGTCTTGCACTAGAGCCACTAGTGTGAGAGCACAGTTGCGTTTCGTGTTCTCACCTGGTTGAAATACTAACCTAGTGGGATCCGTTGCGTGAGGCTTGTGCGGTCGCTTAGACGTGGATTTCACGTTTGGGCCGCCGCTGGAAGAGGGGTG